TACTTTTCTTGTACCATACATAATCAAAACTAGGATCCCAGCCTTGATCTTGTTTCAAATCTATAAGTTCATATTTTGGATATTGTAATTTCCAATCTTTAATCCACTTTGAGCTATCATGCGGACTACACATAATGCATTTTAAATTACATAGGTTACCTAATCTTAAATCAAAGTAAGGTATGTTTACAGGCAACGTGCCATCTTCTTGTGTTTGATCAACAATTTCTTGTACATTGATCCTTTCATTCCATACCTCGGTTTCCCAATTCCTTTTGCTTTTTATACCTTTTGCCTCTTCTTCAAAACATTTTTTACAACTTAAAGGAATTTCATCATTAAGCATTTGCAATCTAGTATTACGCATTTGCTCACTATTCCAAACTTCTTCGATAGTATGATCACGTAGATTCATGTTAACACCATCTTGTTTAACAAGTCCTACTTCCTTGTTGTCAGTCTTGCCTGCGCCACTAGCGTTTGCTGTACAACAAACTCTTACATCGCCATTTGGTCTAGTTGCCAAATGTATCCATGGCAAGGGGCAGAATGTTTTACCCATTAAATTTATGTCCTATAATCATATATCTTGTGTACTTAGGTGTTTTAAATTCTCCTACATATGCAACATATACTTTTGATTGCTGTACAAAGTCTTCCATACTTTTTGCACATCTTACGTGTTCATCAAGGTCAACATAGTTATTACTTTGTAGTACTACCTTTGTACCTGGTTGAATATTACTTAACCATTTGTCATATTGCTCTTGTGTTAAATGCTCGCAACTAGTGTTAATAGCAACATCTGCATCTGTAGTGTACTCGCACATATCTGCTGTTGTGGCAGTAAATCTTCCGTCCATGTGATAACGCATGTTAATAGTTTCTGCAATAGTTTTACAAACAGGATCAATATCTATGCTTTCTATTTCAGGTATTGCAAGATCACTATTAAAGAGTAAACTTGCAAGTACTCCATTCCAGCCACCGTAAATAGCAACATTACCTTGAAGTTTATATTCTTGCATTTGTTCTATTAACCAAAGTTTACTGTGTACTTGGCCTTTCCAAAAACTTTCTAGTGTACGATATCGATTTTCGCTGTTACGAATTGCGTCCATCCAAAACAGTACATCTTCAATATCAACTTTCAAATTGAGCTCCTAGTTTATCAAACTTGCCGCATTGTTTTTGACATTCTTTTAAACAACCGTTTGACCATGTGTTTTCGATACTACTAAAAAAGTTACTGTCAAATATTTCTTGCAAAGTATGGTTATTAAGATTAGGAAAATTTCCTATTTTATCCATGTAATCAATTCTACTTTCACTTACTGGTGGTAGCCATTCTAAATCTAACCAACAACAGGGTGCAATGTTACCGTTAGCAGCAACATATATAGATTGAGAGTTTTGTGCTTTGCAAGTTATTGTTGGGCTTATTTCTTGTTTTGCTTCTTCTACTATTTTTATAAAACTTTCACTTGTTTCTGTAGGGTACAAAATATCAATTGTTTTTCCAGTATCATCTAAAACATTAAATTGGCCATTTTTAAATCTACTAGAATTTTTGTACTTAAAATCACTAAAGCCTAATTCACTTGCAAGTTGTCTACATTCATCTACTTGATGTTTGTTGTGACGGAACACTAACATATCCCATCTAGCATTGCCGCCTGCATTAATAAACGTTTTTGCATTTTCTAGTATAGTGTGAAAGTCTGTGTTTATTCTATAGCGAGAATGTGTATCTTCTAGTCCGTCTATTCCAAATACTACAGTTACATCTACACTAGCAAGTTCTTGCCACCATGTACTATTCCTTGCACTACCATTTGTATGCATTTGTAAATTAATGTTAGGATTTACTTCACGCAAGTATTTGTATATGTCAAGTGTTTCAGTATTAATAATAGGATCACCTAAGTTACCACACATATTAAGTTTGTCAAGTTGTTGTATAAAACTAACTGAAAACCATTCTTTGAATGTTTCTAAGGTAATATCATCTAATGTTACATATGGCATCATAGGACCGCCTTGCATACGTCTTGGACACATCGGGCAACGTGCTTGACATCGTGAAGTAACTTCTAGATGTATGTCTCTTATTTGATCCAACTTATACATTGCGCCAACCTTTGTTTAGTTCTTTTATCTGCTCAAAAACATTTGAATTTATTTCGTGTGTATTTAATGTAGATATTAAGAAGTCTAAATCTTTTGGCAAACATTTACCGTCAAATCCTCTAGTACCATCATGCCCTGGTACATCTAAATATGATTGTTTTGGTTGCACAGCAAGAAACATATCTTTTATATTATTATAGTCTGCATCAACACTATTTGCTAGATCGTAAAATATATTTGCAAACGCTATACGGATTACAGCAAGATTATTTGAAAACATTTTTACAAGCTCTGCTTCTGCTGTAGAACATACTATTATGTCTTCATCATATCTAAGCCATGTCGGAATATCACTATCACATCCTACAACCAAAGGACGATTAAGACAGTCTTTTTTCCAATGTCTTTCACGTAAAAACTCCGGCATGTATATTAAGCATGATTTGTTTATCTTTTTACACGTACCAAGTGGCAATGTACTACGGATTATAACCGTGTCTGCTTTGAGTTTTTCTACTTCACTAATTAAAACATCAATGTCATCTTTTGTGTTAGTAGGTATACATACAAACACTGTATCTGCATTGTCTAATACACTTCTATCTGTGCCTAATTTAATATCATGTATAACTGTATCGTCAGGTAATCCTAATCCCAATTTGGTTGCTTTGCCAACAAATCCATACCCTAATATGCCAAACATTACTTTTTCCTCTTAGGTATTTTGCTATCTGCACTACTTACACAACTATTAGTAACACACTTAGATGGTGTCTTAAACAGCGTAAAACCGTCTGTAAGCGTGCCTAAGGGTTCTTCATGGCAACTGTATGCCCGCTTTACTTCATTGCTACGTATAATGCAACTTTGATACCCTGCATTACAGGTCCAACCTTTAAACTTATTAAAGCCAAAAGCATTAAAACGTTCTGCTTGATCTAATTCGTACTCTATTCCTTTATTGTCTTTGAGTAAGATTTGTGCGACTTGTTCGCCTTTCCATGTTTGTGGGAATCTTGTTCGCATTCTAGTAATTTGCTCATCTGTGTAACCTCCAACCACGAAGCTGGCGGTAGGGTCGGACTGGGGTTTGAGAGTGACGTTAATACCTCTGGTGGCAAATCGTTCCAAACGCTCGTAAAGCTCTTCAAACTTTTCTGGAACCATAACTTGATTGATCGTAACATAAACGCCTCCTTCCATAAGTGCAAGACATTTATCTCCAAAATCTTGTTCGTTAGCAAACTCATCATGGAAACTTGCTGTAATGCTTCTGCGTTGTAATGTACTAGTGTATTTAATAAATCTGTTCCACCAAGATTGTGCAGGTGATAAATTTGTTGTCATGTGTAGACTTTGATACTCTGCATCAGGATCCTCTGCATAATATTTTACTACAGTACCAAATTGTTTATACGCTGTAGGTTCTCCTCCACTAAAACTAAAGTGGAAATCTGTAAAGTTATTTGCACGAGCTTGTGTCTTTATACTATCTATGGTGTTTAAGTATAATTCTAAATCTTGATGATCAGGGGTACTAGATCTTGCGTATGGCCAGCAATAAGAACAGTTATAATTACAAAATCTAGCCAATATCCAAGAAACATTAAAAAGATGGCTCTTTAACATCGTTTGTTGGCCAAACTCTGTTATATCTTGCCAAGGTATTTGGTCGTAATTACTCATAAAATCTTTCCTCTAACCACTGAAAGTCATTTATAAGTGCTAATACATCTGGCTTGTTTTTATTAGCACTACCAAATTCTCGCCCTTCAATTGCACCTTTAATAGCATACTCCCCATACGGACTGTCTTTTCCTACTGTGGTCCAGACTTCTAAACGCTGTTCTGTTTCCTCGTCTTCCTGTCCTTTAATAATTTTACTTGAAAGTTTTGTACATTCTCTAAATGCACTTTTCCATGTGTTAAATGGATCTGTGTTAAACACTGTATAATTACTTAGTTGATCAACAACCTTAAATTTATCACTAATACTAGTTGTCATATCAGAACTATTAACATCTACATTTGCTGTAAGCTCAGTAGGCAATAATTTCACACCACCATACCCGTACTCTAAGTCATTAATTGGATTTTTACTTCTCCAAACATGAACTGTAGTTTCCTCCCATACTGGCACTTGATAGTTAAAATTAAAATCATCAACTAATTCGGCATCGCCGTCGACAACAAAAAACATATTTGTAGAACAAAGTTCAGCAGCTTTTTTGTGTGCATTATGAATTCCTTTTACATCTCTTACCCATCTTAAATTAGTAAAAGGATTGCTTGTTCTAATTTTATCTTGTATCATTGAAAAATGTTTATCAGCATTTTTTTCTTTATAACTTATAAACACTACATCATACGGTATAGGCTCTGATATAATTTCTTCATGCTCTTTTCTAGTTACTACATACCTACTGTTAAATTCTCTTTTGCCTAACTTGTGCTTTGTTGTACTTAGAACTACGCCATTGTGATAAGTAGGCTCACCTCTAAACATGTGTTTGTATACATGATGCATTTCTCTATCAGCATCATAACGACCATCTGTTGGACTATAGTAAAAGTCAAATATTGTTTGATCTGTAATTTTTACGTTATCCCAAATAATCCAAAAAAGAGGACTTGTTTCTGTTTCAACAATTTTTTCATATTCTTCATATGTACTAATTACATGCCTAGGATATCTAAATCTACTTACTGGCTGTTCATTTTCTTTTCTGTTTATTATAAACCTATGTTCTATTTCTTTTTTTGATAACGGCTTATTCACAGAAGCTAACAACAGTCCTCCATGATAACTTATAGTATCATTACAAAATGTAGGCCATACATGATTTTCGTTTCTATCATAACTATTATGATGACTAAAGTATGACGAAAGTATAACACTTTCTGTAATTTCTACATTCTTCCAAACACACCAAAACATTTCGGTATGACTCTTTTGCAATGCTTCTTCGTAATCTTCATATTTGTCAATATGAAATATATCATACACAGAAGGCATGCTTGCTACAATATCTATTTCTTTTTTATTAACAAAAAATCTATGTTTAATTTCTTTTTTTGATATATGTTTATCTTTAGGAACAAGACAAACACCATCAAAATGTTTGTCATTTAGAAATGTATGAACATACTTTTTATCCCATTCGGGAACATCGTAGTCAAAATTAAAATTATCTACAATTTCTATATCGTCCCAAACGACATAAAACATATCCGTAAGAGACTTGCGCATTGCCTGTTCAAAACTTGATGCGTACTTAACTGTTGGAAATCGTTTACACAATTTTTCGTATAGTGCTTTGTTTCCTTTTTGTGATACATAAATGATATCATACATCTTATTATTATACTACTTTTTTAAGAACTAGTCAAGAAATATTCTTCTGTAGATTTTACAATATTTCTTGTAATTTCATGCTTAAAATTTATGTTGCTATATACTTGTGCGTTCTTTTTTAAGATAGGTTCCCAACTTTTTAATAATGGATATCTTTCCTGAGGTGTTAGATGATACCAATATTCTAATGTATCATGGAATTCAGAGAATCTTACATTGTGATCTTTTTTGCTATCATAAGTTGTATCTAATCCAGGAAATCTTAAATTGATGCCTATATTATCAAAATAATCTAGTATTCCAGGTTGTCCTAATATTATACACGGGTGTCCAATAGCAATACATCTAAATGTTTTTTCAGTAATGAACAAACCAGGTTCTTCAAAAAACGTTTCTGTAACAATACTGAGCTGACTTGCATTGTAAATGTCTCTATTTGTTACATTACCCAAGCCGCCAACTTTATTATCTACATCTACTTTGTATCCATACCCTGATATTAAGTTGTCTTTTACAAAGTTTATAATGTTTTTTTCACACCATTCTATGTGTTGCTTTCTGTGAGGTCGATCTGTTCTATTAAGACTATTTAACTTTGCTATGCTACTATGGTTGCGTAGAACTTTTTCTATGCATAAAGGCTTATCTGAATTGTAGGCTTCTTTAGCGTCCCATTCTATGCCGCCTTGTATTTCTAACTTAGGATAAACATTTGCATTTTTACACCATACTAGATATTCGTCATTTAATTTTAAATTACCACTTACAATCAAAACACTTCCATTTGGCAAATTCCTTTGTTCCATATCATGATGTAATGCCTTAAATGAATTCCAATTTTTATTAATATACGAATCACCTTCTACAATACTTATAATTGCAATTCTACATTTCCCTTGTTGTACAAGATGTATTACTTCAATAGGAATATTTATTAGTGTATTAAAGCCATCAATATCTGATACATCGCCAGTCCATTGATGCGATAGTTTAGAAACTTCGATAGGAAAAATACATTCAGTACTTGGCTTGCCGAAGCCAATTCCTAGTTCAGGTATTTTATATCTTTCAATAAAGTCCTTATACTTTCGTACTTCTTTTATTTGAGGCACATGATCTAGATTCAATCTGTCTGGTCTTATAAATTGAAACTTCATTATATACCTCTTGTAAGTATTACACCGTTATTACCACTGTATGCTATGTTATAACCATGTATTACCGCATAAGGTATTACAGGCCCATTTTTACCAAAGTATACTCCTGCACTTTTGTTGTATGGTGTATCGTCACATATAATTAAACTTTGATCGTGCATGTATGGCATACAATTAATCATCTGTTCAAGATGCTCACGTTGGCAATCAAAATTTGACATCTTAACACCCATAGCATTATATTCGTCTATTAGTTTTTGTTCCGCAGGACGTATATTGTCCATAGTGCTTATCCAATCATAATTATCAAGATACAAAATCTTAATTTGTTTTTTTAATTTAGGTAATTCCTTTTTTGTCCATTCGGCTCCAGAATTTGTAATAACAAAAGTAGTGTGTTTTAGATGGCTTAATGTTCTAGATGCAAAATCTGTTACATCGACTGAATAAAAATCTACCCAATGATCGTTTGCTACAGAATTAAACCATTCTGTGGACCCTTCGCCTCGCTCGCTTCCTATTTCTAATATAATAGACGAGTTAACTTTTAGTTTATCTACAAAAGGTTTTGCATACAAATGAAAATTAGCCATTTTGCTTCTCTATAAGTAGATTATAATTATATTCAGTGCGTTCTTTTAATTCGCTAATGAGCTTTTGATATTCCTCGGATGGTAGATTACAAATTCTGCTTATTTCATCAACAATCATACTAAGTCTAACTTTGTTATCAATTTGTGTATTATAACTTTCATCTATTAAAGGGTCAAATGTTTTAAACCCTAAAGCACGTAAATCGTTTAACATATATGGTGTACTAAATGCAATAAAAGGTTTCTTACATGCTATTGCCTTGTAAGTTTTTTCAGTTATACTAGTAGGAGCAAATGATCGGTCGTACTTATCATGATTTGTATAGTAAGTTTGATCGTAATGTGTTTCAATTACAATATGAAAATCTGTAGATAAAATTGTATCATAAGTGATGTTAGACCACTTGTTTAAAACGCTTCCACTTTCTTGTAGCTCATGCGGACATTCTTTAAGCCACCTAAACATTGGTTTAGTAATTTCAAATCCTAACTTTTTAACATCTTCTTCAATTTGATAAACTTTAAATACTTTAGGTGGATTTTGATAGGGCCAAATATTAAAGAAACTGTATTTAAAATGTTCTTGTAATAAATTAGCATCAAGTAACTGAAGATATAAAGCGGCACGCCAATCTCTATAATTGCGACTAAGACTACTGAATTTGTGTGTTATTTTTGCTTCATGCGATTCAGGTATACTAACTTCTTTTAACAAATAGTTATCAACTACAATATTACAATCTCTACCATATTGTGCTAGATAAGCATGCAAAAACCTTTTGTGGTTTTCATCCATTACGATAACTTTAATATCGTTAAAGCCTAGGCTGTTTTCACAAATAGCATCTTTGAGATCTGTCGCAAACTCTATACTAAATGTTTCACTATCATTTTCATGAACTAGATATACATTTTTATTTTCTTTAATATGTTTCCAATTTACATCATTGACAGCGTCTTTTAAAGGTACATTGTGCATCAGCTTATCATACGGATGATGATAATAAATTACATTGTCGCTTGTTAAGTCAACTTTTGATAAATCTTCTACATTTGAAAATTCTAGATCATGTGACCACTTTTTACCCGTTTTGCTGTATATTAGCATTTACTTGTTCCTTTATCCAGGCATAGGTATGCTTTAGTCCATACTCTAAGTCTTCATCAGGTC